GTTTTTTACAACCACAATATTTTAAAAAGGACAAGGTAGGAGTTACGTTCTTTCTTGCATTCCATCTCAAGAACTGCCTATTACCAGTGGGTTTGTGGTTACCTTGTCCAAAAATGTATTTCAAAGAACTTTCTTCCTTTTGTGTGGGGGTGAGTCCACCATCACATTTTCTCACCCCCGTTTGTTTGACAAATATAAGAAGTTTATTTTAATTTGCCAAACACTTTATAAAATATTTTCTACCAATTTTTTCTAACTTCCCAACATAATCTTTTTTGTAATCAATTCCTGTCCAAAAACCACTACCATCAGTCCAAATACCACGTTTATTATTTTTATAAACTTCTTCACCAAATGTAATGTAATCCGGTTGGTCGTTTTCAAGTAAACATGTGGCTCTTGTCATTTCACGTTTTTCTTGTGGTGTGTAATTTCCTGACCAATCTTGTTTACATAAAAAAGTAGCTTCGCCAACCTTAACTTCTTTTCCGTCAAGAATCGCCCTTTTATCCAATTTTTTCTTGTAAGTGTAAATGTAAGTTCCCATTATTAATTCAATTCTTCTTGCCAAATTTTGTTTAAAACATCTTCTTCTATTCTTTCATTCAAATCAGAAAATCTGTTTGTAAGTATTTTTACAAACCTAATTCTGTCTTTTGCAAGTTGAGGGTTGAAAGAAATCTCAATCAATGCATCGCTCAAATGCGAATTTATAACTATTTGTAGGGATATCGTTCTCATAAAACAAAGATACAAAATTATTTTGATATTTTCCTAATAATTTTAATTAAATCTTCATTTTTTTTGTCTAGCGGCATTTCATCAATCTTGAAGTATCCGCATTCTGAATGTTCATGTCCGTCTTTAGCGTTTTCTAAGTCGGGAACAAAATTTTCATCATCTGATTCCAAAAGATAAACATAAACTATTCCTCTTTTTGTTATATTGTCCTTTTCAAATTTATTTATAAATCCAACTAACTCAATTGGTTCTTCTACTTTTAAATTTGTTTCTTCATAAAATTCTCTGTGAGCGGCCTCGATTGGGCTTTCATTTTTTTCTATTCCTCCCATAGGAATTGACCACTTTTTTTCAAAACTCTGATCTTTAGATCTTTTACAAAGAAGAAATTTATCTTTATTTTTTACAATTATACCTGAAGATCTTTTAAATGTTTTCATATGATATTTATAAATATGAAAGTAGTAGTAAATAATAACTTTTATAATGTCAAATGTTTAATTTCCCAAAAAGACATCCATGAAGGTATGATGGGAAAAAAATTTGATGGTTTATTTGATGGTTTAATTTTTTTTATGAATGAAGGTAATCATAACTTTTGGATGAAAAATTGTTTAGTTCCTTTAGATATAGTTTTTATAAAAAATGGTAAGATCTCAAAAATTCATCACGATTGTAAACCATGTGATGGAAAAATAGATGAAAAATGTCAAAGATTTTCAGGTCAAGGTGATTTAGTTTTAGAGATACCTGGTGGTGATTGTAAAAAATATGATATAGCTGAAGGGGACCAAATTTTAATTGAGTACTAACCCTTTCTCAACTTGGTCCGTCATGAATGAAGCAACTCTCCCTTTAGCAATCTGACAATAGTTTTCTGATAGTTCTATTCCTAACCATCTCCTATTTAAAATTTCTGCGGCAACTAAAGAAGTACCACTACCACAAAAAGGATCTAAAATTAAATCGTTCTTATATGACAATATTTTGATTGCTTTCGTCGGGATGTCCATTGAGAAGGTTGCCTTAGTGAGAGATTTAGTATCAGCAAAATAATTCCACTGACCGAAGACAAGTTCCATGAACTCTTTTTTATCATTCTCACTGTAAACCATTTTGTTTCTTTTTGTTCCATCTTCATTTTCAATTTCTGTTAATTCACCAGTCCACTCAGGTTGTCCCTTAACTTTCTTGATGTGTTTTTTCTTATATGCCAATATAACACATTCTTTTGGGTTATAAATATAAGGAGAAGAAGGACTCATCCAAGATCCCCAAGCTGTGGTCTTGCTTCTATGTGGAGATTGTTCTTCTAAATCCACAATACCAAAGAACCCATAACCAATCTCTTTCATAATTTGCCACATCTCTGAAACAAAAAAGATACGTCCACCTTTCTTTTGACGATTGATCTCATAAGGGATATTAAGGGCGATTCTTCCATCATCTTTCAGAACTCTGTAAGTTTCATTTAACCATGATTTTGCAAATTCAATGTAGTCATTGAATTCCATATCGTCTTCATGAACATCATAATCAATTCCTACTCCGTAAGGTGGTGATGTTACTACCAAATCAACACAACCTTCAGGAAGAGTTTTCATAACTTCAACGCAATCTCCATTTATAATTTTTTTTGTTTCTATCATTTTTAAAATATTGTTTTTATTAATTCTATTACCAAAGTCCAAGTTAAAATCAAAGTTGCAATCACTACACAAGCCGCAACTATTCTATAACTTGTTTCATAGTTTTTTTCTGACTTACCTTGAAAATTATTTGGGTCCCATTTTTGTTTCATAACATATGTGTTATTATTTGTGCCAATTTATATCCTGTAAAAGCACCTGCGGCTGCCGATCCAGGAAGTACAATAAATTTACCAAGGATAGTGTCATATTTCTTTCTATTCACAATATAAGAAATTAAAATATAATAAACAATATAATTGATTAAAACTAAAAAGTCCAGTTCCTTTGCAACAAATACAACAATAGAGTTTCCAAGAAACCCCCACATAAAATTGATGAATGTTTCCCTTAATAATTCACCTGGTGTTGTCAGTGCATCAAGGACACTTATCTCTTTATCAAATCCTCCTTTTTTCTTCAAGTGTTTGGATGTGGTGTTGTAGGTACCATAATGCTTTTCTGAGGTCCTCGAGTTCTTTATCTTTTCCTTTTTTTCCTGCACGACTTATATATTTTACTGTGTTTCCTAAACTAAATCCCAAATCCCAAGCATCAATCACTTTGATTGCTTCATATTCATTATCTTTCCCTCCATAATGAATTGGGTGATTAACATATTCCATATTTTTTATTTTTTAATGAACCACCAAGTGGCTAAAAACTCATCTGTTTTATTGACTAAATAATCGTTATTTTTTGCAAATTCGTCAACAGCGGGATTAACTCCAAACATGCCAGCATATTGTGCTTCTTCAGGTTTTCCGTCAGGAAAAGTATAAAGTGCTTGATTTTTTTCTTCTTTACCCTCATAAAAATAATCAGGTAAATAGTCGTGTCCCATTATTAAACCACCTGATTTAACTTTTCTATACCAATTATTTATATCTTCTCTAACCGCTTCATAAGTGTGGTTAGCATCAATATACACAAAATCTAAGGATTCATCAGCAAACAACTTGGATGCTTCATTTCCATCCATTCTTAACATGTATCCTCTTGTTTCAAAACCTTTGATATTGTTTATTGCTATTGAATACGCGTCCATATGATTTTTGTGATTCGAAGTGTCGTCATATTCTTCATCTTTCATTGGTCTCCAAACATCAACCATATACAATTTACCTTCCCATCCTGAAAGAATTGTTTTGGCAAATTCTCCTTTAAATGATCCTAATTCAACCCCTTTGTTATTCAAATTGAGATTTTTCAAAAATTTCGGGAGTTGTTCTCTGTTATTGAAATCCGAATTAACTAACGCCATTACTCTGTCTCCTCCTCTCGATATTCTTTTAATAACTCATCATTAGTTTTTGTCCCGTACTTCCCCTCAAGTGTTTTTGCATCCACATATGTATTCATCATATTTTTCATTTCATAAATTTGATGTGTGGTATCCAATGATTTAACGATCTCACGAATGATTTTGTATGGATCAGCGTTCGACCCTGGTCTACGATCTTCAACATATCCTTTCCATTCTTTTGCGGTGTCTTGAGGGACTCTAATTGACGCTCCACGATCAGAAACACCCCAACTAAACTTATCAATTGCTTGTGTTTCATATTCGCCAGTTAGACGTAAATTATTATTAGAACCATATGCCTTGATATGTTCATCATGTCTTGCTTCAAATGCGTTGAATAACGCCATAAAGTATTCTTCATTTCCATCGTGTCTCATCTTATCTGTTGAGAAGTTTGTATGAAGTCCAGATCCATTCCACTCTCCGTGTGTTAAAGGTTTAGGATGAAGTTCAATATGGTAATTATATTTTTCAGCAATTTTATACAAAAAATAACGAGTCATCCAAAGATCATCTCCCCCTTTAAGTTTACCTTGAGAAAATACTTGGTATTCCCATTGACCTAAAGCAACTTCAGCATTAATCCCTGTAATATCAATTCCATAGTTTAAACACATATTCAAATGTTCGTCAACAAATTGACGACCAACTACGTTGTGTCCAACACCACAATAATACTCACCTTGCCCTTTAAGGATGTTTCTTTTGTGTCCTAAAATGTTACCATTAATTTCTTCACGAATGAAATACTCTTGTTCAAAACCAAACCAAAGATCTTCATATCCTTCAGTAATTTGAGATCTTTTATTTGACTCATGTGGAGTTCCATCAGGATTCAAAACTTCACACAATATGTAAACTGTGGATATTGTATCCATAACATAGTGTCTGATAGGTTTTAAAATACGGTCTGAGTTACCTGTCTCAGCTTGATTTGTTGACGACCCATCAAAATTCCACATTGGGAACTTTCCATCTAAGAATGCATTTTTAACTTTTTCGTACTC